ATCACGTTTAGTACGGTGAATAACTTGAGGTATATTATTATCATACTCTTCCTCATGTTCTTCCTTAGCCTTTTCCTCTTCTGCTAGTGTAAAAACGCCAGAATAAGGAACATAAGAGGGACAAGTAGGAGCAGCAAATGTCAAATCTGGACCACCACTAACCTCAACAATAGTATCAATAGACTGAAAAACATTATTGGCAGCTACAAGTTGATTCAAAACTTCAACACGTACTATACCTGTAACAGCATTATACATAAGAACATTATCAGTGCCTAACCAAGAAGATTCAGGACGTATAGAATACATCCAAGGACGAGAAGAAACATAAGGCACAGTAAACGACACCTCAGTAGATGTTCTCAAATCCACAATAATCTTTTGTGTACGTGAAACATCTGGTGTACCAGTCGAAATAGTAGTATTGAAATAAAAGGGAATAAAAGAAATACGTAAACGTCCTGAATGAAACTGTGTCTTCACAAATTTAAAAGTATAAACTATAGAACCGCGCCAATAACCATGACCATTGGCAACATAACCCATATGGGTACATCTAAAACGATCAACTATAGTGCTGGAAAAAGGTTTAACCTTAAATGGCGTGACAAAATTATCCCACAAAGTTGTGGAAGTCAAATCAGTAGTGGACCATGTAAAACGATCCCAGAAATTAGGAATAGACAAAACATGTCCCAGGTCCATCTCATCAGCTGAAGTTCCAGCTAATCCGGATTTAGTTTCAATTTCATTCTGTGCGGATAAAGCCATCTTATGGGATGTATCAGCTCCGTCAAAATTTGCCATACGAGTTTGACCGCGAAGTTTAGACTCGCAAGGCAAGCCCTGAACTGTAGGTTTCGAATAACCAAGCATTTTAAAAATATTTGAAGCTTGAGCAGAAATCCATGCAGGACGAGTAAACATATTTCCAAGAATTGGGATACGAGATAATGTGGAAAGTCCCTCAGAAACCTGCCCAATACCGGAACTAATTGTTCCAGAATCTTTAAGTTGCTTCAATTCAGAACCAACTTGGGCAAAAATCTTATCTGGTTTCTTCTCATAAGCTCGAGAATTCCAAATATCTCGCAAATCCTTTTCAGTAAATTTGCCATCAGTCATCTTTTGCCCAAGAGAGGCAAAATTAGGAGCACTGCCAGTAAAAATATTAGCACCAGTAGGATATTGAACATCAACATCTTCCAAATGTGCCCAGACAGTATACTCGACTGAACCAGTTCCAGTCAATTGATCTCTCAGTTGACTATACACAACCAAATATATAGCGCCAAAAGAACCTTGACCGGTGATCAAATTATAGTACACATGAGGAGACACATATGGAATACGCATTTCAATTTCAGTACCCACAGAAAGATCAAGATCTGTACGTGGACACCCAGATCTACCCTGTAGAGTGGCATTAACCAATGAAACTCTGTTGGGCATATATTGAGCGTAAGGAAAATATTGCAACATCAAGCGTCCCTGTTGAAAAGGTTGAGAATTAACCTGAACCTTAACAACCAGAGTCGCACGAAGTCCAACAAAACCACGCAATTTTTCTTGATACATAGAATTTGAAATCAAAGACTCAGGAAAATTAGCGGTATACAACTGAGTTTCTGTAGCATCAGTAGTAGCCCACAAGCCAGTTTGAATAATAATAGGTCGAGAAAGAAAATCTTTAATTGTATGAATTCGTTCTTCTCGCGTGGTCATTGACAAATAATCAGTTGAGAGATTAACGATATCAGGGACAGCAGAAGTCGAAGGGGTAACTCCTTCACTAGAAAAATGTACAATTTCTCTTTGCTCGGAAGTAAGCTCTCGATCTTCGATAATATCATTTGAATTTGAAAAGTTAGCAGGTAAGTTACTTAGACTAAAAGACTACCTAATCCATAAAGTCGCATAGAGGGTACCCTGGATATTGTGGGGCTGCCACTAGGCATCCTGGGCCGTAAAACTAAATAGTTAACCTAGTTATCAAAATAGCACTACTTTTCTCTTAATTAACCTCTAATATTTGTATAGAAAAGCAAGATCACATTTTGACCTTAAAACTCATAAACTTCATCTGCAAGATATGTAAGATCATGCAAATATTGCTCATAAGTGGAAATTTGTGGAATAGAAGGAAGCTTAACAGCAATTCGCATAATTCCACGATACAGTTCATCATAAGCATCTCTACCATGATTAACTATCTCACGAAAAGCTGTATTAATATTGGACATAAGAATAACATTGGGATCAATAGTATTTCGAGTCCAATTCAACATCTCATAAATCACTTCAATTTTAAGGGGAGCAACCGTACGTTGCAATTCAGGGCAAAATCTAAAACCACGTTTTAAGAAGAAAATATCTTCCAAATGGCGTGATTTTATAATTGTACCAGACTTACCCTCATCAGTATATTCATGTTTCATGTCTGCCATAATAGCACTGATAGTTTCCTGATTATATAAATGAATCACCTTATCCGCTATATTTGCAGCATTATCATCACCATAAGTGATTAAAGCAACAAATTGCCGGAAAAATTTCATCGACATAAAATTTGGACAATCACGACGCATAATACGAATCCATGAAATACGCATAACAATAGAATTATACAGGCAATTGATGATAACAGTAAAAGGATTCCCAGAAGGTTGAGAATGAGTCCACATATAAACATTATCTCCAAAAATGTGAACAGAATGGACAAGATGTGTCCAAAGGCCAAGACAAATTTTCAGAATATCACGTCCCTCTGGACTATCAAGGTCATTGAACATTGCCAACCAGGGAACAAAAATTTCCCAAAATATTGCCCACAAAATTTGGGCAACAAGAGAACCATCAAAATTTCCAAAATCACCAGCAATGACATGTTTTCCCTTCGAGTTCAAACGTTTAGCGATTCGTTCCCAATCCAGAGAATAGGGATTTGAACCAACAGCAACCTCATTATCAATACGATTATGCATCAACCAAGCAGCAAATGGAAGAAAGTATTTACGAAACGCCACAACAAAATGTTGTGGACCAGCTGAGAACACGCGCGTTTTACCCACGTCTACTTTAGCCTTTTCACGACGTTCATCTTTCAAAGTGTCAACGAAGAAAACATTGGAAATTTTCCCAATGCGACAATCCTCAATCAACTCATCAACATCCGCACGCAATTGTTGTGCTTCCATACTTTCGAAATCAAATTTCTCATCTTTACCCATCCATCGCGTTTTACCTGGTTTACCTTTATTCTGCAAAGAATAAGGGTAACCCGGAGATGTAGTGCGATTAACAGCTTTCATAAAATCGTCATCAAGTGTACCTCGAACGGCTTCTTCATAAGTAAGAATTCGCTGGTACTTTGTACGATCTATCATGCTGTTTGTTTGGGTCAAGACTAATTGAGCCACATCCATAGCGGCTGATTTGACCTCTTCATCAGTCAAAACTGCTGTATCTACGCCACACTTTTTCAAACCCTTCAATAATGGGTCATGCAATACACCATTAATCATAGTAGGTTTCAATAGCGCAGGTTTCATAAATGGTTCAGACAGCTCACCTTGAATACAGGATGGAATTATAGCAGTTTTAGTGGCTTGACCAACTTTCTTGTCAGCCTTACCAAGAGGACAAAATAGACCATCAGGTATTACCGGTTCGATAGTTGGATCAACATTCTCAGGCATTTCATAATAAAATTGTGCACTGATATTGCGAAAATCTTTACCAATCAATTTTTCGCACGCATCATCAATCAATTCTTGAGTCAATGGACAAGCATAACCATATTCCTGGTTAGTACCAGCAATATGCATACCAATAAGTTTACGTTCCATACGATTATTATACAAACCAATTATAGAACCACA